CGGGATTGGGAAACAACAGTGGGATCCACGCTGGATAGCCCATACGTCACTTGGGCGGCCACGGCTCCAACAGCCACAACCTACAACATGGCGAATTACGTATCAGGAGACTGATATGCCACGCGGATACGAGAAAATGCGGGACAGCTTCCAGAAAAAGGGGCTGTCCAAGAAGGCAGCTCAGACGAAGGCGGCGAAGATCTGGAACGCCAAACACCCGAATAACCCTGTTGGAAGGAAACACAAGTGAAATTGGCTCATGGTGGAAAACTCGCGAAACAGGTCAGCCGAGCTGGAAGGATTTGCACGCATACGCTCCAATACAGTCTTTGTAAGGCAGATGGACAACTTGCCGGCAAGGGACTCTTTTGGTCTGCAAGCGGCAGCCATAACGCCGACGAGGACTGTATTTTCCTTGATATTGAGCTTCTGAATAAGCTTTCCCACATTCTGGAAGCCGATTCGATCAAGGTGTACCAGCAAGCTACAAACGAGGCCGAAACGGTGAAGTCGATCCGGGAAGGCAAAACACGCACTCTGGACGAAGTAATTGGCACAAAAACAGCGATATAACATGGCAACTCGTGAGACATATCTCGATTTACTGTGTCAAATCTTCGGTATTCAGCCGTGGGTGACTCCTGTGCTCACTCAGCTGATGGACATGAAGGACGAAAACGGCACTGTCATTCTCCATGATGAGAATCGTGGGAAAATTCGCCAAAAAGCGAAGATTTCGGCTGTCGCCTTGCGTCAAGCTCTCTATCAGCTGTCCGAAAATGGCCTTTTGAAGCGAAAAACGGTCAATTTCTACGTTTTACACCCTGCATTGCTGGCTCCTTTGAACGGTGCGGAGAAAGAAATCCGTGTTCTGCTCCATATTGACAAGACTGGAGCACGGCATTTGTCGTTGATGAACCAAACTGCGCTGGTATGATCACATTTTTCAGATCATTACATGGGCAAAATCAAGAAATCACGCTCTGGACTGAAGAAGAAGCCCGATCCAAGGGGCTCCAAAGGATACCGTGGCGTGAAGCCTTCGATAATGCCGATGTTCGTGTGGGAGACTGGGCAATTTCGGACGACGGACTCTGTGCTCAAATACTGCAGATCCGTCCCGGTTTTATCAGGACAACCGCTGCCTACCTCTCGAAAGCGCATCGTGATAAGCCCAAGGGAACGATCGGATGCTTCAATGCCCGAAGTCGTATTAGAAACAGGGCGTGGAACCGCTTTGGCGATCAGGGGATCAGACAGAGAATCTTGGGCTCTCGCCGTGTACGATCAGCGTTACGATACATCGCAATGTCTCGGATCCTGCACAAACAGCACGATCTGGAGCTTGCCGGTCGAATGGCTTTTCCGCACGATAAAAAACCGCTTTGGGGAATGACTCGTATCCTTGCGTGGGAGGAGACACAGGTTATGATCAAAAATCTTGGCAAAGAGATCCTGTACGGCAAGAATTTCAAGGAGGAGAAGGTGATCGAAATGATCCTTGAAGCTGCCGATATTGCCCGTGAGAAGAAGGATCCGAAGGCACTTTTGGCTGTGGCTGATCGTTTGAGTGAATTTCTTGAAATTGCTCCAAAGAAGGCGGCTGCGCTCAATCCCTACAGCGAGTATATCCCCCTGCCTTCCCCCGATGAACTTGATGCACGAATAGCAAGTGAACAGGCGAAGCTCTCTCCGCATCTCGAAAACGAGCTGAACCCGGAAATGCCCGAAGAAGGTGAGGCAATGCTGGGTGAAGCCGATGGATCGGACTACGTGAATCCGAAGGAGTATGTGAGTGAACTCGCCAGAAATCAAAGTAGGAGCTAATGTCCGATTCAGGCTTGGTGGTCAAACTCTGACCGGCCAGCTTGTCAGCTACACTACAAGCGGAAAACCCCTTGTCCGAAGAATGGTGAAAGCTGGCGGCTCAATGCGGTGGAAGTACCACCAACCTGATGAGGGCACGATGGAGGTGCTCCGAATGAGAATTGTCAAACGGGAGGAATCGGAAGCCGATGAATGACAGGCGCACATAGGGCACTCATATCATCGCCGTTAGTCATGGGGAGGGTATGCCTTCCCCGGACGTTTTTCTTGCCCTCACCTCCGTTTCACAGGGAACTTGAAGCTGATTACATGAACCCTGAGCTGCGGAGGCTGAACTTTATCGCCCCGCGCGATCACGCCAAAAGCTCTCTCGTAGCACTCCTTTTCGTCATTCACCACATCATGCGCCGGTATTTGACCGGTCGCAGTCCATCCTTTGTGCTTCTTGTCGGAAAGACGGAAGGACAGGCTGTTTTTCTTCTCGATACGATCAAGGACGTATTTGAGCATTCTCAGCATTTCCGGGCTGCATTCGGATACTGGGGGCGTGAAGTATCCCGCAAGTGGGGTGAATCGGAAGTCGTGCTGCAGGACGGCACAAGGATCCTTTGCCGGGGAACCGGTCAGATGGTGCGCGGCCTGAAGAACCTCAATCAGCGACCCACCCTGATTATTCTGGACGACCCGGAAGATGAGAACAACACGAAAACAGACGAAGCGATGGAGACAAACCTGAACTGGTTTCTCCGTTCGCTCGATCCCGCCCTTGATATTTCCCACTCTGACAGCAAAATCATCGTTATCGGAACCCCGATCAAAGGCCGTTGCATGGTCGAAGTGCTCGGTCGTATGCGTGGATGGCATACACGGCGTTACCATGCCCTTCACGACGAGGGGGAACGCTCGAAATGGACAGCTCTGTGGCCTGAACGGTGGAGTGTTGAGAAATTGCTGGAACGGAAGGCTGCGCTCGAAGATGCCGGTCGTCTGTCAGTGTTTTACTCGGAATATCAGTGTGAGATCATCGGAGACGAAGAAGCACTGATCCAACCGAAGGACATTCTGTGGTGGGACGGGTACCTGGAGGCGGGAGAGCTTCATTTGACACACAAAAACGGGGTAGATTACTCGTCACAGCCACTGGTTCTGTCTGCAAACGTCTTTACCGGCGTAGATCCCGCCTCAACTGTCACACAGGCAGCCGATTACAGCGCGATTGTCAGTGTGGCGATTGATGCTCAGGGAAACCGCTACGTCCTGCCCTATTTCCACAAACGGGTGCGCCCGATGGTGCTCGCGAACGAAATTGTGGAAACATACCGGCGTTTTCGCTCGGACAGGGTGCGGATTGAGTCAAATGCGTATCAGGAAATGCTCCGTGACTATCTTCGGATGGATCACAGCTACATTCCGGGTCTTGAGATCAAGGAAGTGGCCCGGACGAAGAAATCAAGGCGTATAGAATCAATACAGCCCTTTTTCGCGCGCGGGAAGATGTATCTGAAGCTCGGACAGAGCGAATTGGAGCGTCAGTTACTCGGATACCCGCGTTTGGAGCACGACGACTTGCTGGATGCACTGTATTACGCAATGAAAAACAACTATGTGCCGAATCAGCTGAACGTCCGTGGGGCAGAGAAGAAAGGCAGCAGAACTTCTCCGCTTGAAGTGGAAGAAAGCTGGATGGCATCGTAAAGGAGAGCGCGATGGAAGGAACCCGCATTTTTGACATGCTGGTGGGCAAGGAGATTTCACCCGCTTCTGATACACGGACGACATACGAGAAACCGGAGTCCGTAAAGCTGTCAGAACGGCTGTTTCAGCATTATCAGAGCACTTGGCGCACACATTTGCTCGAAATGGCGAATGACCGGAACTTCATGGACGGTGCTCAGTGGCGTAAGCGCGATGTTGACATCCTTCTGGCCCGGAATCAGACCCCGATTGTGGTCAACGTGATCAAACAGGCCGTAGATCAGGCTTGTGGTATGCTCACTGCCAACAATCCGGTTTTTTCGACTACGGGCTTTGAGGATAGCGATGTTGGCCTGTCAACAGCCGTGAGTTACATCTTGAGCCACATTTGGGACAAATCTGACGGAAATGCCTTCGCGCGACAGGCGATCAAGGATTACTACTCGACTTCGATCGGGTATCTGGCCTGTTACTTCGATCCGCAAGGTATGAGCGGTGCAGGGCAGATCAAGATCTTCAGTCCCGATTCGCTGGAAGTGTTGATCGATCCGGCCTCGACTGACATCTACGCGCGTGATGCTGCACACATCTTGCTCAAGACCACGATGAACGCGGAGCAGATACAGGATATGTGGCCTACGCTGGCAAGGCAGTATCTCCCTGTTTCCACTCGCAGCACGCACAGAGCCGACCTTGTGATGGGCGATCAGTATGGATTGGAGAATCAGGCCGATAATCAGATGCCGAGGGACGATTACCACATCCATTACGACGTTATCAACCGCTATTCCAAGATCAAGGAGATCAGACACCGTATTGTCGATCAAATGACCTTCTTGGACTATGTGATTGCCGATGGTGAGCCGTGGGAGCAGTTCCAGCAACGCAGGACGTTCATCCGTCAGGACAGTCAACAGACCCGTTACATCACCAATCCGGCTGAAGTGGCAGAAGCCGAACAGCTGATGGAAGAAACAAACGGGGTGTGGCATTTCATCAAGAATGCAGAAACGGAGCAACCGGAGCTTGTGCCGGGGCCGTTGTCCAACGATCCGAACGCAATTCCCGAAAGTGAAGTGACTCTTGAGCCTTCCACGATGGGCGATTTCATCGAACGCGGGATTTTGCAGCACACGATCGCTATTCAGGACAGGATCCAGCAAGTTCTGACTGTCGGTGGAGTGGAATGGTACAGCGGGACGCTGGAGATCAGTGATTAC